GTATTAGCTAGGGTTTGCACCCCAAACGCCACGCCAGTCAGACCAGCCGAAAGAATATCTTTCTCTGGACTTGTAGCGAACGTTTCCAGTTTCGAAGTCACCTTCCATAGAAGTTGAAATTGGAGTTCTGCTAAAGTACTTCATCGCGTTTGGCGAATCAGTTCTTAGGAACCAATTGTTTGTATCACTGAATCTGTGATTTACAAAGTATCCTTCAGGAACCATGCCCTTAGATACAATTGCATTCACATCGTTATCAGCAGTACCAACTCTGTATGGTGATGCCATTAGTCTTTCTGCCACAAATACTAATTGTCTTGGAATGTGCAATGATTTAGCTTGAAGAGCCACTGGAATGTCTCTGTCATCGGTAAATCCTGCAACTCCAATTAGTGCAGTTTCCAAAGAAGTTTCGGAAAGTTCTGCTTGTGTTGTGAAAGTGTTAACGCCTGAAGAACCACTTTGAAGTGGATGAGCTGTAGTACAAAGTACCACACCATCTCCGCCTACATAACTAGAGTTGAATGCTCTGTTATAGACGGCAGCGCCTTTTGTTTGTCTAGCAGCAGCCATTGATCTGGCTAGTGCTTTAGTTAATCTGGTAGATAGCTTGTCATACAAGTTGTCTTCCATTGCTTCCTCAGTAATTGAGAATGCCATAGCGACAGTTTCGTTTGTATATCTTGCTACCCAACCTTCACCAGTATCTTCATAGGATACTGCTGCGCCTTCAAATTTTACAGAAGCTTCTCCAAAACCTGGAAATAATACTTCTTCTTCGAAAGCTCTATTTGATTTTTCTTCCTCAAATAGTACCGCTGCTTCATTTTCGTACCTATTATATTCAGTTCCGAAAATTGCGTGTAAGCCTGGTACCAGTTCTTTAAGGAGTTGTGCTCTTGAAATAGCCATAATTCAATCCTTTCGGTTTACGTAATACCAGTAACACCTGGTGTACCCATGTGATATTGATGTGTGTTAATCCTTACTAGTATGTCCATAGCGGTTCCAGCACTAGTATACCCTAAATCAGTCTGCGCGCTGCCTAAAAAGACAAGCGGGAAAGCTGCTGTGGTATTTTCTGTGTCTGAATCTGCTACAAGACCACTTTTGAAGGTAGTGGTTGAGCCTGATGGTGAAGCTACGATTTGTAAGTTATTGCCAACCATAGCAGCTGTTAAAGCGGTACTAGTCTGATCTGCCTGCATTTTAAACAAACAGTTGGGATCGTCATAGACATAAGCCTTGAATTTTGCTTTAGCAACTGTGCTAGCTGCAATAGAACGTACAAACTTTACATCACCTGAGGAATTATCCTGATATTCTGCTCCGTAAAAGACACCTAGAACTGACCCAGGGGAAGCTGCCCCTTGATCAACTACAATATTGCCATTAGACCAACTGACCAAATCGCCTTCAAAAAAAGCTGTAGGTGCAGTTGCGGCAATACGGTATCCATTTCCGTCACAAAAGTTATTTGATCGAATACTTCCACCAGTTGCGTTTTTTACTGGCTCTAATCCATATCCTGCCATAATAATCTCCTTATTGCAAGTTTGTTAATTATACCAAAATATTATAGAGCTGATTAAAAATCTACTCTTCAAACTTTGGCGATTCTCGTCCACTTCCTTTTGTAACTGAAGAAGACGATTCATCTTTCACTGGCATATTAGGGTTTTGATTTCTCATATAGTCCTTGCTATACGCCTGTCCCATTCTTTCTGCTTGATCTTCGTAGTACTTCTTTTTCTCGGCAACAAATTCCTTAGTATTTTTCATAAGGATTAAATCGCCCGATCTAATTGTACCAGCGTGCTTGCCAGCAGACAACACATCAGCATGATAGTCTTTTCCCAATTCCTCAGGTTTGACTGGTTCATATCCTTCGCGTAGTCTTTCGTGAACATTTAAATCATCGGGGTTATTCAATAATTCATGTCTAACCCAAATATATTCCATGCCCTTTTGTTTAGCCTTTTCGGGAATATTCAACCTTTGTTGAGGTTCCCAAGACTTTTTTCGAGTTGCCGAAGCCCGAGTGTTACGGCTGGTTCTAGTTGCTTGTGTCATATTAACCTCCCGCCTGTTGGCGTACTTTTTGGCGCGCATAATCTTGTAAGCTTACACCTAATCTATTCGCCATGTCAACTTCTGTCTTAGTTAACTTGACTTGGTTTTTGCCTATAGCGGAGCGCGTTCCGCTTATAACTGTAGGAATCTTTTTAATCCTTGTGTTTTTGAATCGATCAGGAAATTCATCCCGAATCCTTGAATCAAGTTCACTATAATATTCCTCGGGACTATTATTGGGAAGAATACTCTCATCAATAAGTTCCTTATGAATTACCATAGCGGCCTGAGTCATGATCCTGTCTTTCGTAGAAGTGCTGCCAAACCATTCATTCCTCTTTTGCCATTCCAAAGCCTTGCGGTCTGGAGCAGCTGAAGTAGGAGCTAACTGTGGTTTAGGTTTTTCCTTACGCCTTTCAGCATCAGATTCTGCTCTCATCTTATACTGACGAGCCACTAAATTTTCCGCCTTTACAGAAGCCAAAGCATCTTGCGCTTTTATCTCAGCATCTATATCACCAGATTCTTTAGAAGTTTTCAAAGCACTTAAAGATTGCTTCTCCTGACTTTTCAATCTATCAATATATTGATTAATTGCATGTAATTCTGAATCCTTAGATCGAGATGTTAATGTATCTCTTTCTTGAATCCAAGCTTGTTCTTTCGAAGAAAGATCTTGAAGCCTGGCTTCTAATTCCTTTTTTTCTTTAACAAGTCGCTTTATCCGTTTTTCAGCGCGCTTGCCAAATACCTTTTTATCTTTGGATTCACCTGCATCTTCAGATTTTTCTATTTCCTCTTCCTCTTCAACTTCGGATTCCTCTTCAGTTTCTTCTTCTAATTCAATAGTTTCTTCCGCTACAACTGGAGCCTTGGTATCTTTAGGCTCTTCAGACTTGACTTTCGCCTCATCTTCAGATTTTTCGTCTGGAAGTTCTACAACTATCTCTTCTTCATCAAGTTGTTCTTCCTTTTTATCTTCGTCTATCATATAGACCTCCTTCGGTTGCGATCCGCGTTATACGCTTATGTAATATATTACACTATATATAGATTTTATGCAAGTCTACTTAGCGGATATTTTATCAGGATCAGGAACAAGAGCTATTACTTCATCATCATTGATAATGGAATAATCCTCTCCTTCGTATTTAAACTTAAGTCCTACATATTTTCCCGTTAATACCCAATCATCCTTTTTACACCAAACTGTGGTGGATCTTTCCATGCCCAAGTAGCATTCTGAGCCCATATCCACTACTTTTGATATGACGCATGAAAATTTAGCCGCCTCTCTTGAGTCATCAGTTAAAATAATGCCCCCTTTTGTTGTATTAGATATCTCTCTTGGCTTAACTAAAAGCCTGTAACCCGTAGGTTTTGGTAATTTATTTATCATTGTCAAATAATTTCTCCTGTTTGTAAAGATTCTTATGTTCGTCTCTTACCCTGGCTTTCATATCTTCCAGGGTATGAGCAATTCCTAACATGTACTTATATGTGGGAAAATCCTCAGCGCCTGGGCCTGCTATCTGATCTTTATTGATCTGAATAGCTTCATCCAATACTTTAAGTAAATTAGTTTTTAATGTATGTGCATCCATTGTATCTCCCGTAAGTAATAA